GAACAACAGGAAGGCTGCGGGGCATTACGTTAATGTGTTAAATAAAAAACCATATACATATGAAGAGCATTTCTTCCCACATGATGTTGAGGTACATGAGTACTCAACAGGAAAAACACGTAGAGAGACCTTTGAAGATTTAGGATTAAAGAATATAATCACAATACCAAAGATGAGGGTTGCAGATCGGGCGGGTATATCTGAAGGACACAACGCAATGCGACAGACAATTCCGGTATGTGTGTTTGATAAAGACCGATGTGAGGATGGGATTGAAGGTTTAAAATCATATAGAAGGGATTGGGATGAGAAGAAGGAAAAGTTCTCAGACCAACCTGTTAAAGATTGGGCTAAACATTATGCTGATTCTTTTCGACAAATGTGCTGGGGAGTAGGTATGCGGAGGTTGGATTTAGCTGACCTCTATTATATGCATGCAGTACAGAAGTACGATGAGTTGGCTGAAATGGAGTCAGCAAATTTAAATTGGAGTGAGTTAGACGACTACTTAGAAAAGTAGTACGAAAAAATAGTTCTTGACATCCTCTTAAAAGTGTGATATAGTGGAAAGTATAGGTAGGGGTTTATTTTCGTTTTGTAAGGATAATTATAGGAGGACTAACAATGGCTAAGAAAAAGAAAATAAAGGATTTTGATTTCATGAGTGAAGGCGAAGCACCAGAATATAGGGAAGTCACTGAAACAAAAGTTGAGACTGCCACCAGTGGCAGTCCGGAAAAAGAAGTTGTGGAGAGCGACATGCGTATCCCGCCAGAGGTCATCAAAGAAGCAAGAGCACTGGCGGGGAGTAAGAAAGGATTGGAGATTGCATCCTTTTTTAAAAAATATAATATTTCCTGCAATCTTGACCAGTTGCTCAATGGAAAACTGGATAAGGATGGGTATCTGGCATGATTGACAAAGATAAAATTGAATGGCATACTCGCAGGTTTGAAACATTAAAAAAAGATAGATCGAACTTTGATGTATTGTTTCAAGAGATAGCAGAAAGAACTTATCCTGCCCATGCAAACTTTATTTATACACCTTCTGGTGGTGAGAAGCGAATGAGTAAGGTGTATGACTCAACTGCGATTCATGCCAATGAACTTCTGTCTTCCGGTCTTTTCTCCCTCTTGACAAGTCCTTCAAGTCGCTGGTTTGAAATACGCCCCGTAGATTGGCGCAGCCTCCAAATAAAAGTAGTCAAAGAGTATCTTGACATTGTATCGCGGATAATGTTCCATGAGATAAATAAACCGTCTGCTGGATTTGGGACAGCGATGCATGAATGTTATTTGGGGTATGGGGCTTTCGGGAATTTGATAACATTTATTGAAGAACTTGTTGAAAAGGATTCTATTCTATTCCATTCTCTACCTCTATATGAATGTTATTTCGTGCAAAATCAACATTCAATTGTTGATACCTTATACCGAAAGTATGATCGCACAGTTGAACAGTTAGCGAAAAAGTTTGGTGAAGAAAATCTCTCCGACAAAACCAAAGAATTTATAACAAACAAAAAGTTAGACAAACAAATCTCTTGTGTTCATATTATTCTCCCCCGCGAAACCGCAAACTTACTCTCACCGAAAGCAATAGATAAACCTTTTGCATCTTTATATATTGAGACAGTAGAAAAACACTTAATACATGAGGGTGGATTTGATGAACTGCCGTTTATGGCTGCAAGATTTTATAAAGAGTCTTTTGAGACGTATGGGCGTGGGCCTGGAGCTACTACTCTGCCTGATGTTAAAATGCTAATGCGAATAATGCAGGTTACTATCCGTGCTGCGCAGAAAACTACTGATCCTCCTATTATGTTGCCTGATTCTGGGTTTCTGCGCCCATTGCGTACTACTCCTGGTGGAATTAACTTCTATCGTAAAGGTCGTATAAATTTAAAAAATGATATAGATATAATTCCAACGGGTGAGCCTGGTTTAGGTCTTGAGTTTGCTGAATCACTACATAGAAGAATCCGTGAGGCATTTTTTGTAGATCAACTTCAACTGCAAGAAGGCCCACAAATGACTGCTACTGAAGTGATGCAGCGAACTGAAGAAAAGTTACGTTTGATGGGGCCACTCTTGGGGCGTATTCAAATGGAATTACTTGGCCCAATGATTGTACGTATCTTTGGATTATTGGCCAGAGCAGGAAAATTTCCTGAGCCGCCTCGTGAATTAGAAAAGCAACAGCTTAAAATTGTCTATACGTCACCTATTGCAAGAGCACAAGAACAAGTTGAGGCCAATGGCCTTATGAGAGCGTTCAGTGTTTTGGAACCGATGATTAAAATGAATGAGGAAATATTAGATGGGTTTGACACTGATGAAATGACGCGGGGCGTATTCGATATGTTCAGTGTTAATCCTAAATTCTTAAGAGATCAAAAAGCGATTAACGATATTCGTAAAAAAAGAGCTGCTGCTGAAAAAGCAAAACAAGATGCTGAAAATCTTAGGGCAAGGGGTCAAGGTGCTGATTCTATGGCAAGAGCAGGAGTTACAGCACAGGAGGCTGGTTTATTGCCTGAAGGTGGATTTGGCACATTACAATAAAAAGGAGAAAAATAATGGACGCAAACAACAATTTTATCCCAATAGTAGAAGACGACCAAGGGGAAGGTATGAAAGATATTTTCCAAAATCTATATGAAGCAGAAGCAAATATGCAAGAACATCTTTTCAAACATTTGCTCAAGAATAATCTTGATGTAAAACAACAAAAACAGTTTCACAGACAGAAAAAATAAAGGAGACTGCCACCAGTGGCAATCTTAGATAAATTAAAATTAAAAAATCGTAAGACAGCAATGGCATATAAAATGTTGTTTGATAAAGAAAATGTCCATGCCAGAATTGTATTACGAGATATGTGTGCTGCGCACGGTGTTTTTGATGGGGGGTTTGCAATAGAACCTCATGTGCATGCTTTTCAGGCTGGAGAAAGAAATGCCGTATTGCGAATATTAACACTTCTTAGTATGTCTATGGACGACATCATTGAATTATCAGAGGAGGATGACTAAATGACACCTGAAGAACAAGCTGCCGCAGATGCCGCTGCTGCTGCTGCTGCCGCTACAAAAGAATTAGGCTGGAGAGCAAATCTACCTGAAGATTTGCAAAAAGATCCATCTTTAGAATCTTTTAAAGATGAAACTGAAATGATTCAGATGCCGATTAATGTGGCCAAGTCTTTTATCCACACGAAAAAAATGGTTGGTGCTGACACAATCAAGATACCTAAAACGGATGAAGAATGGAATGATGTCTATAATAAACTCGGCAGACCTGAGAAAGATGAACTGTACGTGTTGACTACTCCTGAAGGTATCAGTGAGGATTTAAAAGGTGTCATTGGAAAAGATGCTGAATGGTTTAGGAAAACGGCACATAAACTTGGACTAAGTGATACTCAGGCAACATCGCTATTTCAAGAATTTTCAAAACGCGCCTCAGATACCTACGTTCAAAGGGGCACTCAAAGACAGGATGAGTTGCTGAATACAGAGATTAAGTTGCGAACTGAATTTGGCGCCACGTTTGATGGAAAAAACATCCTTGGTAATCGAGCACTGGAAAAATTGGGCGGAGAAACTATTGTCGAACTTTTTAATAGTGTTGGTCTAAATGCCTCTCCTGAGTTTGCACGTTTTAAATTTAAACTCGGTTCTCTGATGGCTGAAGATTTGGGTCTTGACAAAACGACTGGTGCATTGATCGCATCAACAGAATCTTTGAAAGAGCAACTGGCAACCCTTCAGGCGCATAAGGCATACCTGGATGGAACGCATGCCGAACATAAATCAGTATTGGCAAAAGTGACTGCACTTACACAGAAAATACACGGAATAAAACCAGTTCCGGTAACTATTGCATCAGGCGCTACGCCTGCATAGGAGGTATTAAAATGAAACGTAGACTTTTAGGTACAAGACAAACACCTGCCGGAACCGGCGCTGTTTCGACCATCAAGAACATGATGGCGTATATCAAGCAGTTGGTAACAGAAGGAAAGTGTGTCAAGGCAGACGGAGCATTACTCACTGGACTCGATCCACTCTTTACTATTACCGGAGGGCTGATTCGGGCAAAAATTGTGGGGCTTGTCACTGAACTTGTTGTCGGTGCTTCAAGTCTCCGATTACAGCACATCACGACTGCTCCTGCAGCAACCGTTGAACTTAATGCTGCAGCCGTGGCAGTTGATGACGATCCTGTAGGAACCATATACCACAATCTTGGAGCGACAAGTGTGTTTACTCCTTCTGGAGGTTTAGGTTTTGTACTTCTTGATCCTGTGACTAAAGAGGAAGTGGAATTCTTATTGGCTCCTGGCGTTGTTCAATGTCTTAGTACAGCAGCCAGAGTAGGTGTCATTGAATGGACAATGACTTATGAGAAACTTTCACCGTTGTCGACAGTTGTAGCGGCAGCGTAATATTAGACTGCCACCAGTGGCAGTCCGCAGATTAGGCCTCAAACCCCTGCATTTTGTATTGTTTGGGCCTCCTAACTATTAGGAGACTACCCGTATGGTATGTTTTCTGGTAACATTTAACCGAGGAGGTCTTAATAATGAGTCAAGAAATAACCACTGCTATGGTGGAGCAGTATAGGGCAAACATACAGCTCTTATCACAGCAAAGAGGTTCTCGCCTACGAAATTCCGTCAGGGTGGAAACCATTGTTGGTAAAGCTGCTTTCTTTGAGCAAATTGGTCCAACGGCAGCTCAGAAAAAGACAACCCGCCACATGGACACACCTCAGACGGACACACCCCATGCCAGACGTAGAGTAACTCCTGAAGATTATGTATGGGCAGATTACGTGGATAAAGAGGATTTGATTCGTACCCTCATTGATCCCACAAGCCCATATGCAATCAACGCGGTAAATGCATTTGGTAGATCAATTGACGATGCCATTATCGCTGCTGCATCTGGAACAGCTTATACAGGTGTTGCAGGTGGTACAGCAACGGTTCTCCCGCCAGGCCAAAAGGTTGCGGAAGGCAACACTGGCATGTCAGTAGCCAAATTGCTTGCTACCAAGAAGCTTTTTTGGGATAATGATGTTGACGAAGATATTGAACTTCATATCTGTTGTTCTTCTCAACAGATCGTTGATTTGCTTGGTGAAGAAGAACTGACAAGTTCAGATTACAACACGATAAAGGCGCTTGTAAAAGGTGAAATTAATTCCTTTATGGGTTTCACCTTTCATCGGTCTCAGAGATTGACGGTAGATGCCAATGATATTCGTACCTGTTTTGCCTGGGCGCAAGATGGTCTTTTGCTTGGCCTTGGTGCGGATATTCATACGCGAATCAGCGAACGGGCGGATAAGAATTATCTGACCCAGGTGTGGTGTGCAATGACAATCGGGGCAACCAGGATGGAAGAAGCAAAGGTTGTCGAAGTTTCTTGTGACGAAACACCGGATTAAACCTTAAGGGGGTGATTTAGATATGGTAGCATTAGCTGTTACTGAAAGTACACAAGTAGATAAGATGCTCGGCAGTACTACGCCATTTATACCTGAGAAGTTGGCCCCAACAGAGCATCATGGAAGAATTCGCTTAGCCTTTTTCGATTGGGCCAATGGTCTTGTTGCCGGAGATGCTGGCGGAGTTATTTCTATCCTAAAACTTCCAGCAGGTAAAGTTCGGTTGTTGGGTAATATGAGTTATATCTATCATAATATGACAACTGGCGGTAATACTGTTGAGATTGGCTGGCTGGCTTATAAAGATATTGATGGTACTGATGTCGCCGCCGATCCTAATGGCCTTGATACGGCTATAAGTGTTGAAGCTGCTGGTACGATTAGTATTGGTACGGTCTTAGTTGCTGAATGTGCTCAGAAGCTGTTTGAATCCCAAGAGGGTGTTATGTTAACCCTCACTTCTGTTGGCATTATTGCAGCAAGCGATGTTCTTCAGGGATGTATCGCATATGTACTGGACTAATCTTTTTACCGTTTAGTCTACTTATAACCCTGGAATTTTACTTTTTTCCAGGGTTATTGGAAGACCAAATGAGGAGACTGTAATGATAAAGATATGCAATGCCGCTTTGATAATGCTTGGTGAAACTCCTATAGCAGCTTTAACAGATGGTAACAAAGCTGCACGAACTCTTAGTGCAATATATGAGGATAAGAGAGATTATTTACTCCGCAAATACGAATGGAAGTTTGCGACAAAAAGGGCAACTCTTGCTCCTGATGTAGATACTCCTGAATTTGAATTTGATAAACAATTTACCCTACCTTCTGACTATCTTAAATTTATGAATATATATCCTGATTACGTGTCTTATCGTATAGAGGGTAATAAAATCCTGTGTGGTGAAAGTGTATTATACATTCGGTACACGAAAAGGGTTACTGATACTACTGCGATGGATTCAACTTTTCGAGAGGCATATTCAGCATTGTTGGCAAGAGAAACAGCTATTCCACTTACTGACAGTCTGCGCAAACAGAAAAAGATGGACGAACTATTTGAAGATAAAATTGCAGATGCACGCTTCGCAGGGTCAATAGAAGATGACCTTGAAGCAATACAAGCCGATGACTGGTTAAATTCAAGACTGTGATTGCCACCAGTGGCAATCCGGAAGGAATGACACGTGTCACGTTTTGACCCAACACAAACAAATTTTACTGCTGGAGAGTTAAGCCCTACTGTTTTAGGTAATTTTGAATTAGAAAAATATAAACAAGGTGCTGAAACTCTCGAAAACTTTATAGTCAAACCTCAAGGTGGAATTAGTAGAAGGGGTGGCTTTAAATATGTTGCAGAGGTAAAAGACAGTAGTAAAACCACTATACTTCATAAGTTTAACTACAAGGATGAGTTTTCCTACATTCTTGAATTCGGCCATTTGTACATTCGTTTTTATAGAAATCAGGAACAAATAGTAGATGGAACCCCTGTTGAAGTTGTTACTACTTACACACAAAACGAAGTAAAAGATTTACGATTCGCGCAAGATGAGGATACACTTTATATAGTTCATCCTAATCACTTACCCGCCAAACTTACCCGAACTTCCCACATTTTATGGACACTTAGTTATATAGATAGTAATTTTGGTTTTGAAATGCCTTGGGTTTCACGAACAGTGGAAGTGAGTGCTTGGGAGAGTGTTTGTTGGAGTCCTGCATTAAAATTATTTTGTGCAGTTGCGAGTACTGGTACTAATAGGGTGATGACTTCTCCTGATGGTATTACTTGGACTCCACGAACTGCTGCTGAAGCTAATGCTTGGAGAGCAGTTTGTTGGAGTCCAGAGTTAGATATTTTTGTAGCTGTTGCCTCAAGTGGTACTAATAGAGTAATGACATCAGCTAATGGTAT